TGCTCTTCCGATCTCTCCTCCCTATGAGTTAATTTTTCTCGAGGTGGGAGGGGGTGAAACGCTCGAACCATGTCTCAATATACTCGCACCATTCAACCGGTCTATTATTTGCCCGGAGCAAACAATCGTCTTTGTTTGTTTCAATGAATATCTCCTCCGCGCCGTATATGTCCATGAGTCTTGCGCGCTCGCTCTGCATCGGATAACCTCCGACAATGAACGCATTTACCCACGCGCCCCGGCGAACTCTTATCGAGTCGAGAAGAGAATCTCTCACACCGAACGCCACCGCCTTGAGTGAGTCCGGTTTATCATATCTCTCATTGTTCGATATACATTCAAAGATTGAATCCATGTCCACAATTAGATCGTGACGACCGGCAACCTCCGAGACGAATGAACTCTTCCCCGAACACGGCGCACCATATACGAGATAGACGTGTCGAGTCGGAACGGTTCTGAATCTCTCGTGTATCTTGTTGTGGCATTTGTGATGCACGATCTGAATGTTCTCGGGATTGAGTGAAACACTCACATCATTGACGTTCTCATTCGTGAGCGGTTCAATGTGGTGGAGTATGAGGTCATACTCTTTGAATATAGGTTTCCCACAATACTCACATATCGTGAACCCGTCCTCTGTTAATCTCTCTGCGATAACAACCGGACGAAATGTCTCCCATTCTCTTGAGCGATAAAACTCCGACGTGTTATTCCACATTCTCGAGTTCTCTCATTCTCTCAATTACTTCCGCGAGTTCTTCAATTGTTCCATACACCTCGACACTTGCTTTGTACGCCTTTAACTCGTCGAGAGTCATTTCATTGAATTTCATTTTACGCCTCGTATTTCTCCCCGGTAATCTCTTCGTACTGTTCCGGAGTTATTACACCTTTTTCAACAAACTGGTGAATCTGTTTCTTTGTGTATATTTTCAGATTGAAAAACTTTTTTATCTTCTCAAACATCTTTTAAACCTCCTCAATCAATGTATCCGTCATTACCGCCGTATATATGACTTGCGCTTCTAATACGTCGAACTCGGTCGGTTCCGGTTCCGGTGTTGGTTCCGGAATAGGGTCGAGAACATATTCGCCGTTAATATACTTATAATCCGTTATGTTTCCGTCCGGGAGCGTGTCCACAATGTTCGTATACTCAAAACCCTCAAGGCATACACACGCCGAAAGAATTCTATTGTCTGCATCAAGATTTAATGAATACATTGTTTATACCCCCTTAATTCCGTAAATTTTGTATGGTATCATGTATTGATTGCCCGCATTTGCTGTGTTTTCAGTAGTTCTGTGAGAATAGCCGGGTTCAGCAATAACCGTTCCTTCACTATTAAATTGAATAGCTCGACCTCTTACTTGCATATAAGAGTTGACATCGTACCCACCTATAGTAGTGATAATGGCTTTTTGCCCTTTTGTAATTCGTCTTATTTCTGTGTTGCTGTTACCTGTTGTGTATATTGTTTCAATAAGAATCGCATCATAATCACTTGCGTTAGATATAATTGTTTGTTCAGCGAAACTGCTCCCCGGACTTGCGTTTTCCCACAATAATGTTTTAGTTTCTGCGCCCGATAAACCGAGATTTGCAACTGTTACACCGAGATTTGTACGAGCCGCCGCCGCTGTTGTTGCTCCCGTTCCTCCATTTGCAACCGGAACCGCGCCGGATGTATTTCCAAGACCTAAAGCGTTCCTTGCACCCGCGACGCTCGTCGCTCCTGTTCCTCCTCTTGAGATAGGTTGAATATTAGGGTCTTTTGTTGCATTTATTATCATGACTTTTTCAAAACTCCTATTGTATTTATTACCACGAATTTAATTTGTCTTGTTCTTTCTTATGTTCAAACTCTTTTTCTCTTAATCTTATTAACGCCGGATCGTTCGAATATTCTTTCGACCAATTCGTCAAAAGGAATCTCAACGCGTTGAAGTTCGGCGGAACATGAACGTCCTCTTCATACTCTTCAATGTGTTCACCGCCTCCCGGGTCTCTGACTTTAATTGCTTTTTTCAAAGTCACCGTGTAACCGTTCGCGAGTTTGAACATATTGTTCTCGAGTTTCTCGACTCTCGCTTTTATCTCTATGTTGTCAAAAAGTGCCGAGAAGTGCCGATTTTCTTTTTTCCATTTTCTCCACGTTGAATAGGATATTCCGAGGTTTTCGGCGATTCTTCTCTCGGCGACTCCCTCGGATAACCACTTTTTTATTTTTTCGATGTTCGGCGGAATTGTTCTGTCGTATTTACTTATTGCCAATTAGATCACACCCTCTTCGTGTAATCGAGACAGATCCACCCTTCTCCGGACTTGAGTTTTCCCCAGTTACTTTTTTTCTCGACAATGGTATAAATGCCTTTGTCTCGAATTGTTCCGACTTTCGTGTATCTCGTGCCGGCTCCCGTCCGTATGTTCAAGGCGTCAACCGTGACTTTGACCTTGAATGACGTTCCACCGCTTGCCGGAGCACTCTGACTCTTGATTCCGAAATAATCGAGAATACCTTTCGCGATTGCAACTCCGAACGCTTTCTGTTCTGCGACCGTGTCAACAATCTGAACGTCTTTTTTATTATCTACAAAGGCACACTCACAAATAACCGCCGGAGCCTTTGGGAGTCTGATCATTCCGAAATAATCGGTTCCACCCTCACCCTTGCGAGTTTTGAGTCCGCGTGAATTCTGACCGATTTTTTTCACCCGTGTTTCAATTGCTTTTGCGAGTTTCTTTCCCTCTCCCCCTACAACGGAATGAAGGACTTCGAACCCGTCGCCACCTCCGGCGTTATTGTGTATTGAAACAACGACGTCCGCGTCCCACTTGTTCGCCTCGTTTGCTCTCGTGGTTATGCTCTTTGAAATGTCTCCGGTTCTGCTCATCTTTACAGATACGCCGAATTTCTTGAGATAATCGCGACAACCGATTGAAATATTGAGATTCGCGTCTTTTTCTTTTATGTACTTAACCGCGCCCGGATCACTTCCGCCGTGCCCCGGGTCAATGTATACTTTTTTAGTCATTTTTCTTCACCCCGACAAAGTGTTTGAATGTGTCATATAATCCGCATGAGGCGAGACCGGACGCGAGTCCCGAAAGAACAATCTCCGGACTTGCGCTCCATTTATTCACCCACATCGCGAGAATTACTCCGATGACCGCGAGAATTGTCGGAATCCATTTGTTCGGGATCTTTTTCCATGACTTAATCAGATAGCCGATACAAAGACAAATTCCGACGACGATCGGAACCATAAAATCATTTAAAAAGTCCATATTCATATTTACGACCTCCCATTCTTTATTATCTGAATTTCGGTTTCATGTTTGTTGAGTGTTTCTTCGTGCTCGTCAATACGTTCCCACAATATCCGATGCACCTTGGCATTGTTTACAGTTAAATCCTCGAGCGATTTGTTGAGAGACTCAACGGAATCGTTCAATCGGACGATTGTCGTGTTGAGTCTCACCACGATACCGCCCACCGTAATGAAGAAAACAACGATTTCGACTATTACTAAAAATATGCTCCATTCGTTCATGATTTTTTGTTCTCCTGTTTTACTGTAACCAAATCATAAAACAACCGCGCGCCGTTGACCATGACACCGAATCTGCTATAAAAAGGACATTAAATCTGCTATAAAAAGGACATTTTCAAAATAAAAAATAAAAAATAAAAAATGAGCGACCTCATTTTGTGGTCACTCATTTTTCAATTCTTCGATTGCCTCATCCGGAAACAATATGAACGAGAGTCTTTTGATTATTCGGTTTTTCTTCCGGGTAACGGTTCGAGGGTCAACGTCAAGTTCCTCGGCGATTTCCTCATGTGTCTTTTTATCAAAGTATTTCCTCTGAATGATTATCTCGTCCACCTCGGAGAGTTTGCGGAGAGCATCGTCGATTGTATTGAGGAACTCGTTCTCATGTTCAATTATATCCGGATAAATATATAATATTTTTTCGGTTTTTCTGAAAACTTGACTTTTCACTCTTTTTTCTCCTGTTTCATGTGGTTACAAGTCCGGTTACAGTGGTTACAGTACTGGAAAAATTTAACTGTAACCGCTGAAACCCAGTGATTGCAACGGTTCCACGCTTTTTGTCGGTTACAGATAAAAAGGGTATCTGTAACCGCTGAAACCCAGTGATTGCAACGGTTTCGAGCCGTGGAACATTCGCGGTTACAACTTTTTACTAACTTCTTATATGTTTAGCAAAAACTAATGATTCATCTGTAACCGATAACCGTCGAATACTTGTAAAAAATATCTCTAATATAGGGAAAAAGTTGTAACCTTGTAACCGAAAACGCTGAAACCCAGTAATTGCAACGGTTTCGGCGGTTACAGATAAAAAATCATCTGTAACCGCATCTGTAACCGAAATCGCTCAAACCGTTGAAATTTCAACGGTTTCGGCGGTTACAACTATTGAAAAAGTTGTAACCAAATTACACCCATATTTTTACAGTAAATTTTTTACAACACGGCTGAAACCCAGTGATTGCAATGGGTTACAACTTTTTTTCGAAAAACGAAGTCAAACGCGTTTTTTCAAATTCATCTGTAACCGCAACATTACCAACCGGACAATTTAACGTCAATGTTATTTTCGAGACTCTTTTGAACATCTCTCAATTTGACAACGTGTTCGTCAATATATCCGGCGTATCTGTTAACTCGTTCCATGATGTCACAAAGTTGTTCGTCTGATAGTCCGATTTCGTCCGCTGTTGCACACAACACGAGAAGCATCGCTTTGTCCGTCGCGCTCTTTGTGACTTCTCTCTTAATCCTCTCAAGTTCTTTCGGTGTAATCTGAATGTGACTCTTTTTCGGGGTTTTGACTCTTTTCAACTTTTCCTCCTCACTTTGCCGTTACCTCGAGGGAAATCGCGGTTTTGAGTTCTCCGTTTATTTCCACTTCACGAAATGACGGAGAACACACGATTTCAATTCCCACCGGAGAGAGGAAACCTCTCGCGATTGCGATTCCCTTAATACTCTGATTGATTGCTCCGGCTCCGATTGACTGAATCTCCACACAATCGTGATCTCTCATTGTTCCGGCAATTGCTCCTGCCAACTGACTTGGGTTTGTTCGGCTCGTAGCCTTGAAAATTTCTTTTTTCATTTCTCCAACCTTTCTTTTTAACACTCCCAAGCGATAAACAACTATTCTTTCACATATACGCGCGTTGACTTTCCGTCAACTTTAATAATCTTTGATTTGAGTCCAAACCTCTTTTTAAGCTGTTTCCCGAATTCCACATTCGAGAGCGGTGTGAACCCGTTCCCGTGACAAAAACCGCAATATTCAACAAACGCGTCCTTGATAGGATTATTCTCAAAATCCGAGAGAGTTTTCTCTTTGAAGAATTGGAGAATCGGATTGTTGTTTTCTTCGTATTCTTCAATTTGTTTTGTGACTCGTCTCGAGTTTGTGAACCCGTTATTCTTGAGAACTCTTTTCAAACCATCGATTCCCACTTGAATCAGATATTCCATTGACTCGCGCCTCCGGAGTTTATATTTAATGTGAGGGTCAAAATCCGGGTCACTCCGCGAGAATGTCGCGTCAAACGGAACAATCACGAGACGAGAGAGAACCGCGCCGGACTTGTCTTTGATTCTCGGAATATCATTCGCAGAGAATAGGAGTTTTGAATAATTGTCAAAATCGAACGGATCCTGTCCCTTGCGTTCCGCGTTGATTCTGTCTCCGGAAACTAATTTCTTGAAGACCGCCGGATTCGGAATGAACTCGTCTCCGATGTCGTCTCCAATGTTCGCGAGTTTCCCGGCGAGTTGTGCCGTTTTGAATCTCTCTCCCAGTTCCTTTAGGTCGAGCGCGCAAACGTTTTTTTCGCCGAGTAAAGTCTTAATCATATCAAGATAGGTCGATTTCCCGTTCGCTCTGTCTCCGATCAATATGAACGACTTTCGGAGTTCGTTCCTTCGATAGAAACAATAACCGATTGCCTCCTCGAGAAGATCCCGAACCGCGTCGTCGTTACAACTGATTTTGTCGAGTGTCGCGTCCGTAATCTCATAATAGGCGTTTGGATTATAGTCCCACGGGATTTTGTTCGTGATTATCTTGTCCGGTGAGAACTCTCCGAACTCATCCTCAACGACATCATACACCCCGTTGTTAAATGCTATGAAGCGCGCATCCGCCGGGTTCGTCTCGTCTGATACAATTAAATCGAGATACTTGAGAACCTCGCTCCGGTTCCTCGCCGACAATGTGGGAATGACTCGAATCATTTCCGCTTCAATCTCCCCGTGTCCGGGAATGTACACGCCGTCTTTATACATATAGATTTGACCGTTTAGTCTTACGAGACGATTGTTCGATTTGATATATCGCGCGAACTTGTCAAACAAGAATTGATTCTTGTTATAGAAAAGTGGTTTCTTGAACGAGTCGTCGCGGAGAATCTTTTCGAGTTCCTCGTCCTCGAGCGGTTCCGGAATAACAAAGTCGTTTATTATCTCAATACATTCCCTCACCTCGTCAATCGTGAAATCGTTCGACTGTAACGTTAGAATGTAATTGAACAACGTCTGATTCCGTCCGTCGCCCTCCTCCATATTGAGGAAATCCACTCGGGAGTTAATCGGCGCGAGGAACTTCGGTATTTCCTCATATTCCTCGCCCTCGAATATGTCGTAAATGATCGGACGTTCTTTCCCGTCATACTTCAAAACCTCGTAAGAGTTCCGGGAGCCGAGTTTGATGTCTGCTTCGAGTCCACACGCGAGTTTCGAGTGTGTTTTACACTTCTCGACGGTGTTATTCTTAAAAAGGAAATGTTTCCCCCGTGTGGTCTCATAAACGCGACACGCGATTTGTTTCTCCTCCACGATGTCCATGAGAATTTCGCTTTGCTCCCGATCGTCGATATCAATGAGAATCGTGTTGTCCGATAAAACTCCGGCATACTCTGACAGGTCGGAGACCGCTTCAAGCGTCCGGAGTTTCTCGGACGGGAGGTCTTTGAACTTGTCAACTGACGATTTGTTTTTTGTTTTTATAAAGCCTTTGAAAAAAGTGTTCATTTTTATTCGCTCATTTCGTCTCTTGACATAATAAATTTGTCACACATTGCCACGACTTGCACGAGTTCCGCGCACGCTTTGACCGCCGTATTCTTCAATGATTTGACCGCGCTTTTAACTTCATGCTCCGGATAATCGCAAAACACTGACCATTTAAGTTCTTTGGAGAAATGTTTAATATATTTGAACTCGTTCTCACTTTCCCAAATTTCTTCGAGGATCACCGCGAAACCCTCGTGTTTTGAGTGGAACAACGGGAATTTTTCATTTGCTCTTTTGAGTTCGTCTTTTGCGATTCTTTCGATTTCACTTTTTATTTGTTCCATTTCCTTTTCCTTTCCCGTGTCAATTCTATTTCGACCGCGACAATCTCGTTCTCCCGATACTTTTCCTCGTTGTACTCGTCGAGTTTTCTTCTCTCCTCGAGATATTCCTCGCACTCCGAATGACAACCCGGAAAACGCTTCTCGCAACCTTTGCAACACGTTATTTTCATTACTTGTCCTCCTCAAACGGCTCGATTTCTCGCCATGCTATGGCATTATTAGATTCTGTTCCATTATAGTTATACCAATTCGGATTGTCCCACTCGCAAACCGAACAATAACTGTATGGCTCATTATCAATAAAACATAAATGATCCCCATCCATATCGGGTAAATCATCGGGGTTCTTCCTCAAGTCGTGCCATCTGTATTTATCGGCTTTTTCAAGTGCTTCTATTGCCATGTTGAACGCTTCGGCGAACTTGTCCGCGTGAGATTCGTTTTCGAACAACTGAACGTTTATGAAGTTACCTTTCAATATTTCAACCGCTTCTTTGTGTGTCATTATTCCACACCTTCTTTCTGTCCTCCTCAATATCACCGACAACGAACGTTGCGATGTTGTCGTTCTCAATAACTGTGAGAATCGTTGCGACGGTTTCATAACGTAAATTCAACAATCTATCTGCACTCGGCTCGATTGCGTAAACGTCAAATCCATCCACCAAATAATTGATTACGTCGTTCTTGTCTATACCTTGAACAATTTTCATTCCGCACCGCCTTCCCACTTGTCACCAACTTTTAATTTATTAAATTCATCCTGTGAAACTTCGATTGTGTGTTTTTCGCCGTTTTCGTCTTTAACAACAATTGTCCATGTTTCGGGTTTAACAATCGGAACCATTGTCGTTACTTTTCCGTTCCACACCGGCATAAAAGTCATAAACGAATCAACGTGTTGTTTACCGGTTATTGTGCCGGATGTGGTTTGACTACAAGCACATAACATAATTGTAATTAACACAATTGTTATAATTACAGTTATAATTCTTTTCATTCCGCACCGCCTTTCTGTTTTGCTCTTAATTCTTTAATTAACGCCATACATTCCGAACAAATATGAAAATTTTTCACTCGCTTGAAGCAACCCCATTCATGCGTGAAAGTATGAAAATCTCGTCTTTCGGGTTTTTCAACTTTTCCGCATATATCACATACTTTTGCTATCATTCTTTACAACACCTCCACTCCAAATTGTTCGAGTCGTTTTTTCGCAAGTGATACATACCACTCACGATCGAGATTCTCCGGAACCGTTTTTCCGTCCATTGACTCGTTATCAATGAACGCATTGTCCGGAGTATTTGCGAACTTCTCGACCGTTGCTCCCGGTGATTTTATTTTCCCGACGTATGTGTCGGACGGGTCGAGACTTGCGAACACTCGGAACGTTTTCTCATTGAGATAATTCCCATTGTGGAAACCTCTCCAATATTTCGCCGATACTTTGACAATCTTTTGAAACTCCCGGAGCACGTCACAATTTTCAATTGTGGTCTCGACCGGAACATTATTCACGAGATATTCGACGATTGCTTTGTTGATAATCGGGAGGTCATAATCGAGATCGTTGAGTTTCTTGACATATGCTCCCTTTGATTTCATGTTTCCGTAGTAATCCACGAGAACATAATTGTTGACGTCCTTTTGTGCAACTTTTCGATACTGGTCAAACTCGAGTTTGAGTCGTGTCCTCTGCTCCCACTCGAACGCGATGTCGTCAATTATGTCGTAATCATCAAGAGACCGGAGTTTCACGAGAATTCCGTCGGTGTTCGATTGAATGATCTGACAATGTGGTTCGAGATGTTCAATCAAATCGAGGAGGAGAAGTTGTCCGGCAACACACACGTTGTTCGCCTGTCTCGGGTCGTATAAATTATTGTGTTTGTCCTTCATCGCCCCATATGTGGAATTCAAAACAATCTTGAGTGGTGCTTGAAGCGGATTTTTTTCCGCCTTGTATTTCAATCTCGTGTGATAAATGTCGATATACTTGTCCTTGTCCTTGATGTTTCGTGACTGATAGTCATATTCAATCATTAGTGAAGGATAAAGACTCGCGACGTCCATCATTACGAAATGACCCTCGTCGAAGTATTTCGGGATCGCTCCGTGGAGTCCACCCCACGCGAAAACGTGGGGAACTCCGGCGACGTCAATTTCGAGTTTCTTCGAATACTCCATGTTGACCGAGTTTTTATACCAATCGACAATATGTTTGTACTTCTCCACCCGGAGCGTGTTCGGAATCGAAATGTCGAACTCGTCGTCGCGTTTTCTCTTCGTTGCTCCGAGAACCATCGCGGAAAGCTGTGCTTTCGTTTTCGAAATCATCGAAAGTGGTAAATCAAACATTTTGATTAGTCCCATTTGTGCGTCGAAATCTGCTTGATTCCGGAGCCACACTTCGATTGTCTGTTCGACGTCGTGTCGGCAATATGTGACCATTTCGTCAATCTCTTTCGGAGTGAGTTTCCGGTCGATGTCGAACGGAACGGACGTCTCTTTGATGTTGGAACCGATGAAACCTTCGAGTTGTTTGAGTCCATTAAATCCGACCATACAATCGTAATTGTAAAGTTTGATTTTCTGAAACATACTCGAGAACGACCAACCGCCGAGACCCTTCTCAATTATGTGATCACTGACCTTTTTCGGATTAAAGTCGCACAATATACCTTTGAGAATATATTGGTCGTACTGTCTCGAGTTGTAGCCGACCCATATCTCGGATTTGTGGTTCTCGTAATATTCTTTCATTTTGTCCGGGTCGTTCACGATAACCGCTTCACTTTTCTCAATTGGATTGATAATCACCACGAGCCAATCGAATTTCGTGACTTCGAAATCATAAAAATTAAGCATCTGTGAATCACCCCTCGAACATGATGTCGAATCCGACTGTTCTCGCGTAATTAAATTCGAGTAATGCTCCGGGAGAGTTTTCCCACCCATCGAGTAAATAAAGAGCGTTGCACTTCATTAACTGGTTGAGACCCATGTCAATATAATCTTTGTACTCGAACGCCTCATTTTTTGCCGGGTTAATTACGGCGTAACCTCGAGAGGACAAAAGTTCTTCCGCTTTCGCGAAATGCTCTTTATAGTTCGGGTTTCCTGTTATCGCTCCACCGATATATATTTTCATCATTCACCCTCCTTCATCACTGACGGGTGAATCGGCATGATGAACCCGACAAAGTTTTCGTACTCATAGACATATACTTGCGATTTTGGAGATACGATTGAAAATGTCGCGTCCTTCTCAAAATACTTCAAATATTTTTTATCGACGTATGTGAATGTCTCGTCATTTTTTATCTGTGCGACTTCTCCTTTGTTTGTCGGGTGGTCTATATATCCCACAATTTCCGCCGGTTTTGCGTTGTCACGTTGTTTAATGAGTGCGCTCATGATTTGAGTGGGTTCCCCTCCGAGTTTGTTGGCGTCGAGTTTGAAGTCCTTTTCGTTTATCACAAATGCGACAAATCCGTCCGGGGAAATCATAATTTTGTCGTCCTCGAGCGATTCGTGCAGAACCCTCGGATTTTTCTTGAATAACATTTTCAATGTATATTCATTTATTTTTTTAATGTTCATTTATAACAACCTTTCCGTTCTCAAGAGTGGGAGCGAACCCCCACTCTATAAAACTATTATTCAACCTCGAAAACTTCTTTGATTGAGATTGTGTTGAACGCGTCCGGATCGTACTCGATTATATATTCGAGATTCCCGTCCACCGCTTCGGCGACGTCCATCACGAGCGCGTCAAACTGTGAATATGACTCAAACTCAATATTGAGATTAGTTCCGAGATTCTTGAGCCAACCCACGGCGGAGTTAATCATGTTTGCGTCGTTCTTCGTTCCGAATAACACGCGGTTCATAAATACACACGACTTCTTATATTCGCCCTCGAGGATTCTCGCCATTACGGAGAGCATTGGACGATTGTCTTTTTTCGTCGCTCTCATTTCGATTTTTTCGAACGCAACCTCATATTTGCCTTTTGGCACTTCCGGATAGTCTCCGTCGAATCCGTTCTTCTCTGCTTCTGCGATTTCTTTTGTCAACCCTTCAAGGTCAACTTTCTTATCAAACTGTGAAAAATCCATTTTTCAAAACCTCCATTTATTCATAAAGTGAACAATAAAATTCTTCTATGTTCTCCGGCGAAAAGTTCATCTTTCCGACCGGAAGATTGTTCTCCAATACTCGTGCAACTGTTGCGACGATCTCCTCGGTGATTCGTTCATCAACGTCCGGAAAACTTTCGTCAACCGCTTCAATGACGTTTCCCATGTCAAACAAGGTCTCAACATATTCGGTGTAAACGTCGAGTTCTTCCGTTGACATTTCCGGGTGATAGCATAAACCATCGAACAAGTGTCGGCACGTCTTGCAACACTTAATCATTGTTATTCCTCCGTTGTGGTTCTTCTTCTGCGACGTCTCACGGGTTTTTCTTCGGGTTCTTCCGTCGTCTCTTCCCGCGGTTCCTCCTGTTCCGGAGTGGTTTCCGGTGTTCTCGCCTTTCGAGTTCTCTTTGGTGTTTCCTCTTCGGATTCCTCCGTTTTGTCATTTTTTGGAACCTCTGATTTCGTTTCTGACGGGTTTTTTTCGCCCTTGTCGACCGATAACTCGTCGTATAAATTCATGAGTTCCGACCACTCGAGAGGAATATGGTTCACGCCGAAATCGAGACGACCACCGCCGAAAATAACGTCGTCGGACTTGAACTCGAGTGTTCTCCTGTCTCCGTCAACAACGATTCGACCGACAAAATCCACCATTCCGGCGAGTTTGTTCGCGACCTTGTCATTGATATTCGGTTTAATTGTGGAATACTTCTCGCCGTTTCTCGACGTGAAATCTCTCGTTCTGTCCTCGTGTGAATTGAGAATGATGTTATAATCGAGATTGAGAAGTTTCCTCATTGTGGAGAGATATTCGGTTCTCACCTTGTCCCACGCTCTGAACGAATCGTCTGACTCGTGAGTGATTCCGAGTTTGTCGTACATATAGAGACGACACATTTCGTATGTGTCCTCAATGAGATCAACGACAATCGTTTCAAAGTCGGAACCCTTCTCGAGGTCGTCAATCGCCTCTTTGAAGATTTCCCATCCGAATTTTTTGATTCTTCCTTCGAATGTGTCCTTGATAGGTAACGCCGGCATTGTTACATTTTTAATGTTTCCGTCGGTGTTGAGGTTGAGCGGTGTCGGAGCATTGTCCGCGAATGTGGTCTTTCCGGAAAACGGTGCTCCATAGATCCAAAATCTTTTTTTCGAGTTTCCTTCTCTGTGAATTCTTTCTGTACTTGGTAATACCATGTCAATAACACTTCCTTTCTGACAATAATTTTGATATTCACACCAATCACAAAGTCGTGATTCGCGTTTCTCATATTCTTCACACTCAACGACGTGTTTCGTCGCGGTGAGAAAATCAATAACTTTGTTCGGGTCGTATTCAACCAGTTTGATTCTCGGTTCCATCGTCTCGAGAGTTTCCGAAAGTCGTTTTCTAAACTGGAATAGATCCTCCGTTTTTTTCTGTCTGATTTGCGTTTTCGGAACAAATAAGAAATACAGATTCCGAATTTTTATCCCGAGAAGTTTCTCCGCAAAATATTTGTAAACGTGGAGTTGTTCACTCTCCATGTAACGATTGACATTGTTCGAATATTTAAAGTCGTAAATGTCGAACATATCAAACACAAACCCGTCAATTGCTCCGGTCTCGTCAAACGTAGTTCGACCGTGTACCGGAACCAAATAATCAATAAATCCTTTGAAGTCGTCGCACTCGAGTTTGACTTCGAACTCTCCACCCTCCGGGAGAAGTGCTTTTGCTTTCGGGATTAACGCCCGGAGTTTCATCGCCTCGTTCTCGTGGATGTCTGTAATTATTGGATAACTCCGAAAATATTTCCCGATTGCCGTGTCAACGTCTATTTCAATTCCCTCGTGGAGTGCCGTTCCGAGTTTCAACGCGTCCCCCGGGTCGCATTTATCAATTGTCTCGAGTTCGTCAATATATCGGAGTTTCCACTTGAACGGGCATTGTTCAAACGAGGAAACTCGGGAATATGACATCTGCATTTTGTTGTCACCTTCTTTCTTTGTGACGACATTTTGTCGCCGTTTAAGTTAAAAAAATTTACTGTTTATCCTGTTGACGATTTTTCTCGCCTCGAGTCTTTGAGATTGTTTCAACCTCTGAATGAGTTCTTTGAGTTCCTCCCATTGTTCCGGACTCACCACGACCGCAAAACCTCCGGCGTCGTTTATCTTATTGACATGATAAATTTGCAACTCTTTCGGTTTGCCGATTGACGACTTGACTTCGATCCCGACGAAATATCCTCCGACACTCGCGAGAATGTCCGGAATTCCGCTTTTCGTCATTCTGTTTGCGAAATACTTGACAAAATAACACCCTTGTTCTTTGAGATGTTTTTTTATCTTGTTTTCAAACTGTTTCTCCTGTGCCATAGTTACCACCCGATGAGATTTTCAATTGTTGACGGGAGATTCAATGCGAGAATCAGACCCACAACCGCGAGGATTGTTAACGTCCAATCGGCGATACTATTTTTTCTTACTCTGTAATGTTTCATTTGTCATGCCCTCCAAAACATCTTTCAGTGATGCAAGTATAAACTCTTTTTTGTCCATGCTTCTGACTTCGGTCATGTGTTTGTTTCCGGTTTCTGAAATAAACTCGTCGATTTCAGACCACTCACATTCACCCAATTCAACGAGATGTCTCGACATGAACGCAATGGTTTTTAACGATTCGTCGAATTGTTTAAACACTTTATCTTTTTTCGTTGTCATCGTTGTTCCTCCTCCTCGAATAATTTGTCCGTATAATCACGGCGTTTTGCTAACGTCTGATAAATTTTTTCTTCGATACTGTTTTTACAGATTAAATAATAATAGAAACACGGTTTCGATTGTCCGATCCGGTGAATTCGCTTTTTCGATTGCTCGAATAACTCGCTCGAGAGCGGTGCCGTGAAATAAACGATTTTATTCGCCTGTTGGAGATTGAGTCCCATCGCTCCGGCTTGATACTGAATAAATGTTATTGAGTCGTCGTGTTCCTCGTATGCGGACAAATCTTTGATTGAGCCGTTCACGATTGAAACTGGACGCCCGGAGCATATCTCGACGAGTGCGTCGAGTTCCGCGTTGAAGTTATAGAACACAATCAACCGGTCGTCGGTGCTTTCCACAATATCCCGGAACGCGTTGAGTTTCTCTTTGTTGACGAATCCGCACAATTGACGTTCGTATAACATCTTTGCGAGAATTGTGTCTCCGACGAACTCCACACCGTCAACCGTGACGATTCGGTCTTTTCTGAACTTTCGATAATCGGCGGTCGATTTCACATATATGTTGTTGTGAATCTGCTCCGGTAGGTCGAACACGTCCTCGGTTTTTAGAAAGTGCGCTCCGTGTTCCCGGAGTTTCGTTTTCAACCGGTCGACGTTTTTATATCCGTCGATTATCCGAATCGGAAATCCCTCGTTGTCCTCATAGTGATAAATAACATAATGATTCATGAATGTGTTCTCGGAGATGTTCCACCCGAGGAGTCGGAGTTGACTCCATAGTTTTTCATACTTCCCCCCGGTCGGTGTTCCGGAAAGAAGAATCACGTTCTCCGTGTCAAGTTTGAGGATTGCTTTCGACCTCTTCGACGTCCGGTTCTGAATGATTGAACTCTCGTCCAACATTACGGTATCGAAGTGGATTTTCAAAAGTTCCGGTCTCCGGAATATGAGGTCGTAATTGATAACCCCGACGAACCCCCCAACCGTTCCGAAAAACTCTTCATAATGCCTCTTGTTTGTGAGGTTGAATACTCCGATTTGATAATGTTCCCGGAAATGTTCCACCCAATCGTCGATTTTCGACTTTTGACAGATAACAAGATTTGTGTTTCCGCCGAGTCTCATCATTTTTTCGGCTCCCGTATATGTTTTGCCGAGACCCATATCGTGGTAATATGCGACGCGATTAAATTTTTCGGTTTCATTGAGTGCGCTCGTTTGGTGGTCGAACAACCTCACGTTTGTCACCCCCTTTCTTCATGAGTTCGATTGACACCTTAACGCCGTTTTGCTCTGATAACACTTTTTCGAGTGTTTCAATTAACCGTTCGACGTTCATGTCAGAATAGATCCGAGAAATCACATTCGAAGTAATCAATCAACCATACGATTTCGGAGAGGTCGAACTCAATTTCTCCCCTCATTCGTCTTCCGAACGCCTGTCCACCCATACCGTGAGCGGTTCCAACGGCGGAATAATTGAGACCCCGTTCCGCGATTCTCGCTTCAATTTTTGGGAATAACGGTTTTTCACACATTTGTTTTTCCTCCTGTCTTTCTTATTTTGGCGACAATTTGTCTCCTCGTTTTGAATATTACAACACAAATTGTTGTCGGTCAATTGTTATTTTGAAAAAATTTATCATTTTTTGAACTTCTTTGTCATTCAGTGATTTTTTTATTCATATATTGAAAATCATTATCATAAAATAATAATTGGATTCATTTTGTGACTTTTTTAGTCATATAATGATAATTTTATTTGCAAAATGTCGTCAAAAGTCATATAATGAACAATACAAACACAAAGGAGGATGAAAAATGACCGAAAAGGACATTTATAAGAATTTTGGCAACCTGTTAAAAAGTCGCCGGGAGAAACTCGATTTATCACAACAAGAACTCGCCGAACGTCTCGGAATAACAAAAAGTTCGTATGGACTTTACGAGAGAGGCGGACGGAAAATTCCGCTTTCGCTTATTCTCGAGTTATCCGTGATTCTTGATTTTGACGTGGACGAATTTTTCAGATCACAAAGAAGCATGACCACAAAAGAACGAGAGCGGTTCCGGTGGGAGGATGAGTTCGACGGAATCGAGTGGACTCCGGAGGAGTGCGAGAAGATTCGAGAATTTGCGCGTTTCATATTAGGACAAAGAAAAGGGGATAAATAATCATGATTAAACGAGTTGTTTTATATATAAGAGTTTCAACGGAAGAACAAACACTTCACGGGGATTCACTTGAGGCACAAGAAAACGCGTTGATTGAATACGCAAAACAAAAGGGTTATAAGATTGTTAAAATTTATCGTGATGAGGGTTATTCTGCGAGAAAACCGGTTCTCACACGAAGAGCAATGAAAGAACTGATCGCGGACGCAAAAGAACATAAATTTGATTTAATTCTGTTTACTAAAATTGACCGGTGGTTCCGTAACGTCGGAGATTATCACAAAGTCCAAGAGATTCTCGAGGCAAACAAAATATACTGGAAAACGATTCTTGAAGACTATGACACAATGACCGCCGACGGTCGTCTGAAAGTGAATATCATGTTATCCGTTGCGGAAAACGAAGCGGATCGCACGTCCGAGAGAATAAAATTCGTTAACGAAATGAAAATCAGAAAAAAAGAACCTGTCAGCGGTTCACAACCGTTCGGATATAAAATCAGTAACGAGGACGGTAAAAAGTGCATTGTTAAAGACCCGGAGACAGAACACATTGTCAACGATATGTTCGACCACTTTTTGACATACCATGTCGGAGCGAAAACAACAAAATACTTGAACCGGAAATATGACTTGAATAAGAGCGTCAGCAAAATAAACGAGTTTCTGAAAAAGAGCGCGTACACCGGAGAATATAAAGGTGTTCCGGATTATCGTCCGGCATACATTACGCGCGAACAACACGAGGAAATTCTTCGGATATTAGACGGTAAAAATAGTTTGAAAGACTCGAAGGTTAACAGGACGTATTTATTCTCCGGAATGATTCGTTGCCCCGAGTGTGGGAGGAAATTGGCGGTTAAAATAAAAACGCCGTATGGACGCTCAAAACAATATTATTATATGTACCGTTGCAATTCTAATTTATCGGGGCAATGCTCGTTTAACCACCAACCGACCGAAATGAAGATTGAACGGTATCTCCTCAATAACATTGAGGCAAAACTCAAAGAGTACGAAATGAAAATAAACATCGAGGAAAACAAAGAAGAAACACTCAAACCAGTTCGCGACCGGAAAAAGTACGAGGAGAGACTCAAAAGAATTAACAACGCTTATTTTCTCGGGAACATTGAGGAGGACGAATATCTCCGCGCAACGTCCGAAATAAAGTCCATAATCGCCGAAATAAGCGACGAAAAACCGAAAGTCGATAAAAAGGACATTGAGGAGTTAAAACGCGTTATAACGCCGAATTTTCGCGAAATATACGAGGGATTGACTCGGGAGAATAAACGCGCCGTGTGGTTATCAATAATAAAGGAAATCAAAGTTGAAGGGACTGAACCCGTCGACATTATTTTTTTATAGTTTGTGGGGGGTCTAACATACTACCCCCGTTTGGTGCTATTACGTTAGACCCCCGACAATAATTCGAAAGTTCGATAAACGTTCAATGATATTTTACACTATTTTAATATTTGTGTTATATGTTTTTGAAGTATGAACAATATAATCAAACCACGGTGTTATATGGGAATCGGAGGAAACCAATGATCGTTAATGTATTTTTGAAATTGAACTTCGACGACTCTATTCCACAACAGGAGGTCGAAGACATCGTGAAATCGGGAGAATTCTTCCCGGCGAACGTCGTCGAATGTGAAACAAGTATCTCAAGCGATGAACAAACAACAAAATAATCTTGAAAAAACACTCCCGAATTAACGGGAGTGTTTGTTTATGTACTTTTCGAGAGTCTTTTTCTCTTGGTCGTTCCTCAACCGGAACAATTCGACCGAATCACCCTCGACAATCTCGAAGATCCATGAGTCCCGACCCTTTCCGGAAAGTGCTCCGACCACCGCTCCGGCTCCACCGAAAAGAATTCCTCCTGCGACCGCGTCTCCGAGAATACTTTGTTCACCGAATTCCGATGATCTGAATATATCAAATTTACAATTCTCGAAATCATACTCTTTCACAACCGTCGTGTGTGCGGTTTTTATCTCCCGGAGGAGTAGTTTTTCCGATGCGAGTTCGAAAATCATTCCAATTTCACCATGATCGCGACCGTTCTCGTCGATGTTCACTTTATACCCCGGAACACGTTTTGACAAAATACTCATTTTTTACAACCTTTCGTCCGCCTGTTTTAACGTGATTGAATAATATCACAAAAAGAAAAGACCCTCAAGAGTGAGAGTCTTTAATATTGTTGCGAATGAGTTCTTTTATGTACCCTTGACGGTTTTCTATATTCTCGAGATGCTCGAGAATGTCCGCGTCCGTTCGCTTATTCAACTTGATAACAACTCGTTGAATGTTCTCTTTCTGATAACGCTCTTGTGGAGCGTATTTCGATTTTGTGGTCATTCCGTCGCCTCCTAAATCTCCGCCGGATATACCGCCGGCGGTCGGTCTAATAATCATTAAGATGTACCCAATCAATAACACCTTGCCTTCTGTTTTCTTCATATTCTATGACGGTTACAATTCCCATTTTTTCAAGTGCATTAAGTGTCGGTTTTCCATATCCGCTAACGAGAACGTTTCCTTTTTTATGTTCTTCGTAATATTTTTCATAACGCTCTTTAAAATATTCGATGTTTTCTTCAAGGTAGTTAGGATCCCTTTCAATTCTACCCTTTACAAAAACATTTGTTTTAATTATGTATTCTCTGAATGTTTTACACTCTCTCGCTGTATCAATATCTTTTTTCATTCGTTCAATACACTTGATTTGTGTTTTAGATAATTTCTTCATTTTTCCGTTTCCTTTCTTTTTAACCCCTCTTGATGATATTATTATAATATAGGGTGTACCCTATGTCAACAACTTTTTCAAAATAATTGAAAAAAAGTGAGTCTTTTGACCCACTTTTTAATCCGTTCTGTTTCTATTATATGATCCGAGAGTCGTGATTGTAGACGCGACATTCGGAGCCGTGAAGAATGTTCCACTATAAACGCCGTACCCTCCGAGAACCTCGAAACTTTTTGTTTGCGAGAATCCGGACATTGTGATTTGATTGCAGTTCATTCCGAGGAGGGAGAACGTTGTCGCTTCGTTCGATTGTCCGCCGACTCCAACGCCCCAACCGTTGACAGCGTCTTTCGTGTAACCTCGAGCAATGCAATTATTCATCGTGAGCCACGTACCGCCACGAATAAAGAACCCTTGTCCCTTGAGTGCTCCGATTCCTACGAACAAACAATTTGAATAATACCCTCCGCCGATTCCACCGTTTCCGGACGTTGTGGTTAATGTTGAAGCGGTCTCACCGGTGAATTTTGAGTTCGTGACGAACGTCTTTGTCACGTCCACGCCATACGCGGACGCATTGTTTGATTTAACTTTTATCTCACAATTTGAGACGAGATTGTCGGAACCGTTTATTCCATAAATTAACCCGTCGGTGTTGTAGACGTCACACGAACAATCGGTTATTCTCGAACTTGTCAGATTAAACGCCCGGCACGTTCCGGATGAATAACCGCCCGTGACGTCACATTTTTCGAATGTGGATTTTGTTCCCGTAAATGTGGAAATGTCCACGTCGTTCGAATTCACTTGATGATAGACGGTGCACCCGACGACTCGAACGTTCGTCACGTCGAGGAACGCTCCTCGTGAAGTGATTCTGTTACATCTCGAAAAGTCGAGTGTTATCGGTGAATAATTTGAGTTGTCAACGGTGATCGGGGCTGTTCCGCTCTTGACGAAATTTCCCTCGATCTGAACTGTGAAATTACTGTAACCTTTAGTCCTTAAATTTGCGATAAATGTTGATAGATTTGTGTCATCGTTTGAACCGTTGCAACTGTACGCGAACACGTTGTTCACGTTTGCAACGTTCATTATCATTTTTCAAACCTCCATTTAACTTATATTTGAACCCATGTTCACAACATTAACCTTTAATGTTTCCGCGACGTTAGAACGGAACTTGAGCGTTCCGGCGGACTGTTCGACACAAACAAGACCGGCGTTCGCGCACGCGTCTATATTTGTGGCGTCATATGATACGATTACAACGTCGTTTGCGCTCATTTCGGACATATTTATCGACTGATAATAAAAACCGCTTGTGAGCGTCCATGAGGACGCCGAGAGCGTCGCCGAATACGTCTTTCGGTCTGCTTTTTCCTCTTTCAAGAGAAGAACTTCCGCGACGGCGGTCGGCTCGTCTGCGAGAACATCTTTGATGTTGTTCCACCACACGGAGAATTCCCCCATAAAATCGTCAAACTGTTCCGAGTATGCCGATTCATATTGTGCGAACAATGTGGACGTGTCCACCTGTTCAACGAGTCCTGTCACGAAACCGCAAACGTTTGTGTTCGGTCTCGTGTCTGTAATCATTGATTGAGATATTTCCGTTGTTCCCGGTGTAACTTTAATGGTCGCGAGACAATACTCTTTCACCGTCTCCGTTCTCGTCATTGTCGGAGCAACCGGATAGGATGCCGGCGAACCTTTTTTGTATGTGATAAATGTGTTCCGAACCGCCTCCGAGTCGTCACGACGAACAACGATCGCATCTATTCGCGAAAGAATCGCCTCTGACGCGTCGAGGGTCACAAGTTCCGCCGATTCGTTGACCGCCCAACCATTGCCGAACATACCCCCTCCGACACCGACCGACACGGTCATTCCGCTCGAGGCGGTAACTTGTAATTGGTTCGACGGATTCGGGAACACTCCGTTCGATATTATTTCCCTATATGGCATACTCATGTCTTGAGCGTTGTATTTACGATCGCCGTTTATTGAGTTGTGAAAACCGCTTCTCATTGTCATTATTCAGACACCTCCCATTTTTCAAACGTTGGTATTACCTTGTATCCCTCTTTGTCGTGATTCTCAATTATTTCAATGATTCTCGACGGAGACTCGACTCCGTATTTGTTTTTTACTTGGACGATATCCCCGAGAAAATAATTTTTCCCGAACACATATTGACGGATTGATTCAACTTCACCCTCGAACTCGACGAGTTCCTTGTTCTGCGAAAGATTCTCTCGACCTCGTTCAATCAATAACTCATTATATTCATCGGTGGTGAGGGTCTTCGCTTCTCCGGTGGTCTCGTCATCAACACTCGAAGATAGGTCTCGAGCGTCGACAAACATCTCACGTCTATCAAGTCCGGAGACTGTCCCGACACCGTAATATTTTCGCTCCGTCCCCTCGCCCTCACCGGCAACATTACACGCGTTTTTCATGTTGGTGACATCCGTCACATAGTCCGACGAGATCATGTTTTCAAAGTCCGGAGAGAACACGACAAATGTGTTTGCGCTTTGCTCATAAGAACGATTAACGCCTTTGTAGAATTGAACCTCGAAATTCTTATCGTTATTCAAAACAACCTTGAATCCGTACTCATACAACCGGCACAATTCGACGATAACCTCGAGAAGATTGTCTCCCGTGTATTGCGCGGACACGGAGTCCGTCCACCCGTTCGACGCGCCGAGAACGAGATTCGGTATCGCCCTATAAGATAACGCCGGTGTGATTGCGTTCTCATTTATTAACGTTTGCATAACGTTTTCAACTGTTCCGGAAATATCTCTTTGTGTCCATACGATACGGCGTCCGAGAAGAGATTTCGCACATTGTCCGGTTACGATTATATAGTCGCCGGATTCGATGTTGCTCACGAGTTCGACCCGTTCGATTATTCCCACCATGTCGGACGCATCTCGAACAACATAATTATCAAGTGAAAACAATTCGATTGTTTCCGGGGACGCTTGAATGTAGATCTCGAAGTCGCCGGCTTCGTAATATCGGGACGTCCAAATCAATGACTCGTAATGGTCAACGACTCCGACTATTTCACGATTACGATTGAGAACATAAATCTCCATTTACACACCTCCGTATTTTGTGGAGTGTCGGAACACAATGGACAACTGCTCTGTTCCGGACTTCGCTTCATATGAGAAAGTGTTGTCTCCCGGTGTGAGTTTGAACCATTCAACGCCCGACATTATTCGGTTGATAATATTCGTTTCGACACCTCCGGAAATGAGATGAACCCCCTTTTCCCCGGAGTTTGTGTTTATGACGATTTTGTCAAACTCATTCAACGTGATGTTGAGTCCGAACATTCCTCCGGTTCCGGTGTTGTAAATAATAGGATTCGTGACGGTTCCTTTCGCCACAATTTCGATTATAACTCCCGACTCAATGTCTCCGGAGTTTGTGACGAGCGCGAATTCATCTTGAACGATGTACGAGAATTCGATTCCCTCTTTTTCAATCGCGAACGGAAACTCAAAGTTTGCAATAACCCTCGAAATATCCGAATAGATTTCACGCAAACTCTCAAAATACGGTCTCGGACACATTATTGAAACTTGCATTTCTTCTGATTTTGAGAACAAATCCGTTTCAATCGTTTCGATATATCCCTCTGTCTGAACGTCGAGAGAGCCGTTCGAATAATAGATTTTACACCATTGTTTGATGTTGAAATATTTATATAAATTCAAACGATTTTTCTCGACTGGTGGGAGCGGTTTAATTGTCAAAACAATGTTCCGCATCTCCACACGGGAGGAGTTGAAGAGTCCACCGTCCACCCCGGCAATTTCCGAGAAACTGATCGTCGCGTTCGGTGGGTTGAGTCCCTCGATTTTCGTCACTTCATAATTTTTATTTTGGCGGAGTGTAAGAACTTCGCCGTTTTTATTTTCAACTTTCAACGTAAACATTTCTTACACTCCTCGCATTGCCAATAAATTTTTACTCTGTCTATAAATTTCAATTCTTGAGAGTGAACGCGGTGAGTTGTTCGTCTGATAGAAGTTGTTCACAACTCCTCCGGACACGCCTCCGCTGTTCATAACGACGTTGTTTGTTCCGATTTCCTTCGAAAGTTCCTTTGCGATTCCCTTAATCCAACCGAGATTTTTCTCGAGTGGGACGATCGCTTCTTTTCCGTTTTCTCCTATCATTGCGAGGGTCGCTTCATCAACAACACCACCGGTCGCAAGGCGTGGGAGTGAAACCTTTGAGACCTTTCCAACACTTACACCCGGCAATTTGTTAATTAACCCGATTGCGCCGTTAATCAACCCTATCGCGGAGTTGATTCTATTTTCAATGAGGCGAAGAACACCGTTGATCGCGGTTTTCACCGCTCCACTGATTGCGTTACCGATTTTCGTTCCAAGACTCGAAAAGGTCGATTTGATCTTGTTCCACAAACCCTTGAAAAATGACGGGAGTTTATTAAATACACTTTTTATGTTGTTGTACGCTCCCGTGAACTTTTCTTTGAAAAACGTTGGAATCGATGAAAAGAACGTTTTGATTCCTTGCCATGCGTTACTTGCTACGGTTTTTATGTTGTCCCACAAGTTGACCCAAAACTTTCGGAACCCGTCGCACTTATTCCACAAGACCACGAACACCGCGACGAGTGCCATGATTCCGGCAACAACCCAAACCGCCGGGTTTGCGTACATCGTCAAATTTAAAAGTCCAATCGCTTTCGTGACTCCGGAGATTAGAGTTTGAATCGCAAGAGCACCGGCGAGAATCGTGAAACCTCCGGCGAGTCCGGCGACAACCGCCGTCAACACGGTCGCAACACCTTGATGTTCTGACAGATACTTTGTCAGATCTTGAAACTTATTCGATAACCATTCGATCGCCGGTGTGATTGCGTCGAGTGCGCTCGCTTTCATATTTGTCCACAACGCCGTGACCGGTTCGATTGCTGTCGCGAGTTCTGATTGTGATTTCAACAAATTCAGATTCGCGGAGTTCGCGTCGAGAAGTGAACCGTTGCTTTCCTCATACGCTTTCGCGTTGTCCGAATATAAACTGTTGAGCGTGGACACGACGAGTTGTTGTCTCTCCTGTTCACTCGAACACGCTTTCAACGCTTCGTTGAACGCGTCTTCCGCCGACATTCCTTGTTCTGTCGCCGAGTTGAACGCCTTGAGTGCGTCTTTGTTTCCGGAGAGTGCGTCTTTGAAATCCGCTCCGGAATCACTCGCCCAATTGAGAGCGTCGGCGAACTGTCCGGTCACAATTCCGGTTTTCGCGGTTTCGTTGGACGCCTCCGCGAGTCCTTCGATTGAGATTGAATCGCCGAACTCTATCCACGCACCGATTACCCCGTCAAGTGCGTCTTGCAATTGACCTTGAGAATTCACGAGATTTGAGATATGAGACGTTGCCTCCGCCGACTGTCCTTCGTCCGCCGAAATACGATAAAATTCCTCATATGCTTTAGTGGCTCCCTCGATACCGATTACAGAATCCTCCGCCGACTGCATCGTCGCGGAAAAAACAGTTCTGAACTCTTTTGTCGCCTCCGGGAGTTCCCACAACTGTGAGGCGAGATCCGCAAGACCACCAATCACCGACTGAATCGCACTTGAAGCGAGGTCTGCGAGTGTGCCTTTGAGAATTGTGAACCCGTCTCCGGCGTCCTCCGTTGCGTCCCCGGCGTCTTTTGCACTTCCGCGAATCTCTTTCAATCGGTCGTGGACGTTTCCGCCCTCGTCGGCGACCATCTGTTCCGCCTTTGTTACGTCGTCGAGAACACCTTCATATTTTTTTATTTCGCTCGATGTTTTAGCGATTGCGGATTTTTGTTTCTCAATTTTCTCCCGGAGTTGTTCCGCTTGAATTGAGTTCTCGCCGTACTGTTCCTCGGTCTTTGTCAACTGGTCGCGATAATTGTCAAGTTGATTTTTCTGTGCGTCGAGCGTTTTATTTAACTGTTTGAGTTTTGCTTCAACACCCTCGGACGATTCTCTCCAATTGTCGAGACTCTTGGTCGACTGGTCGAATTCCGCTTTCGCTCCGGCGATTGCAGTTTTCGCCTGTTGGAACCCGGCTTTCAAGTCCGCGATATCCGCTTTATATTTCAATGTTGAAGTAGTGTCTTTTGCCATTTAATCACCACCGTATTAAAACCAATTGTCTCCGGCGGGACGACGAACCATGTCGCCGTGTTTGTTTTTCTTTTCCCGTTTTTTCTCTCGTTCGTCGTAGTCATAGAGACGCGATATCATGAGAAAAACTTCATGTCCCTTTGTTCGTCTCACTTCGAACGGGTCGAGTGCCGGAAACCTTTGACAGATTGTCACCGTCAATTCAAAAAATAAATCATATAGGGAGAGTTCCTCGTTTGAGTCCTCCCCCGTTACGCGTTTTTTTGGAGAAGTCCCATTTCTTTCATAGCACAATTAAAAACGTCAATGACAACCGGGACAATCTCCGAAATCTTCGTGTTCCGGAGTTCGTCTTCCGTGAGTCCTTCAAAAATTTCACACAAAATCGGTTTCACAATGTCCATTGACCCGACAACTATTTGCGCAACCGCTCCGACGAATTCCGGCTGACTCGTGTCGCCGTTCTGCAACTTCTCCACGTCAATCAAACGAACAATATCCTCTATTGTTCCGAACATTAGAGAATAACCGTCCGCCGTGTATGTTTTTTCAATTGTGAGTTTTCCGTTTTCTTTTCCGTAAATGTTCAACTTTAACATTTCAAAAAATTCCTTTCTCTTTTAAAATGGACGGGACGTCGTGTCCCGTCCTAACGTATTGTTTACGCTGATTTTGCCACTAAATCGTCAATTGTCTTGACCTCTGTGAACCACCCGGACACGTCAACCGCGTCGTATCTCGTATCACAAACGACCGCTTTCGCTGAACCACCCTTTGTGAACTCGTACACGGTGGAAACACCCGTCAATTTGATTTCCTGTCCGTTTGCGTCGGTTCCGTCGTTTTCTGTTGCTACAGTCTCGTCCGGGATTGACGCTTTCATTTTGTATCTTGTAACATAGCGATACCTTCCGTCGGTTCCCTTCGTTCTGTAAAGAATAGCGATGTCCGGAGCAATTCCGGAGTTCTCCGCCATTACTCCGAGATCTGCATCGAAATATTTTCCTGTGATGTCCGCGAGGACGTCAATCGGGATTCCGGCGGTTGAAAGTGTCACCTCGTCCGCACCCTCGGAAGAAAGTGAAATCAACGCCTTGTTATCATAATAGTGCGCCTCTGAACTGGATTCCGTGGTCTTTCCGAGTTCTGCAACCGGACACAAATATTTCGGTGTATCGAACGAAATCGCGTCCGCAGTATCGGAGATCACTTTCGCGTAATAAACCGAATCTATTCCACGAAATTCAAACACTTTGTTCGGTGTTACTGCCATTTTTAAACCTCCTCATAATTATCAATGAGATATACTGTCAACATTCTCCCGGTGTGGGTGTCCACGTCACTTGCGACGTCCTCACCACGTCCGGCGAGAATTGTTTTTTCGTCTGATTTGAAAATGTCAATCAAATCATTTTCCATTCGCTCGAGAATCTCGGGGTCGTTCGAATACACATAGACCCAAAACCCCCACACGGCGCGATTTGAGTCGTTGTCGTAGAACTGACCCTCCGGAGTCTCAAAGTTCCAAAAGGTGATAAAATTGTCGAGATATTCGTCGTCGGAATTCAAAGAGCCTTGAAGGAAAATGTTGTTATTCACTTGTTCGATGAGTTTAATCAAATAGTTTTTCACAATGACAATTCCTCCATGACCGCGTCTTCCTGTGCGTCTCTAATTCGCTTTAATGTTGCGGAGCCGAAAAACGCACTCCACAATTTCATGTCCGGACGCATTTTCGGTGTTCCATACATGAGAAACACCGACGGGAGTCCGCCCTCCGCGATATTGAATCCGACTTTAATCTCGGCAACGTTGCCCGACCATTCGACAATCGACGTCTCCCGGAGTGAACCGGCTGTTGCACCGCTAACGTGATGCGGTGAGATTGCGGACTTTGCTCCCGGAGTAATTGCGCGGTGGCTCTCTTTTAACCCTTTTTCGACCGCCGGTTTGATGTCCTTTTCCATTTCCTCGAATCGCTCGAGTGCTTTGTCGAATCCATCGAAATCAATCGTGATTCGTGCCATAATTACGCACCGCCCTTATAACGCTGAACCTTGAACGTTATGAAATGACGTTGCATTTCAACGTTTTCCGGTTCTCCGATAATTTCATAAATTGCGCCCGACTCGAGTTTAATCGCACAATCGGACTTTATGTTCGGGTCAAACCACGTCACAACGTCCGCCGTATCGAGAACGGAGAGGATCCCGTTGACCTCGACTTCCGTTCCACCTCTCGACTTGAAATTCACGAAAATCACTTGACCGTGTTCCGGATAGGTTTTTTTCGTGACTCCGTTGTGTGTTGAATGTATCGGAACGAGGAGTTCGACCGCCGTCCGCAATTCGTCGATTTGTGTCGGTCTATACATTTTTATCACCTTTAAAGAATGAGAGTTGAACAACGCGGTCTCGGAAATATGGAGAGAGTTTCGCCGTTCCGGAGCCGTTATTCCATAAATCAGAAACGCCCCGGAAGATTACTCCGACGCAACGTTCGGAGTTGACAATGTCCTCACTTATTCCGGCACTTTTGATGTAGTCCTTGACCTCCTCAATGTGGAGCGTCAACACGTCGTCAAACACTGGACTTGTAATCATGAGTCCGATTTTAATTTTTTCGAGTAGTTCCGCGTTCGTCATTTTTGTTCACCTCGTAAATGTTAGGGAGGAGGAGACCTCCTCCCGTCAATAGTCAATAATTAACCGGCTGATTCTGTTCCCTTCTTGAGAATGAGAACGCCGTTCGGATCGATGAGTTTTCCGTCACAAATCAGAATCGCTTTGTTCTTAATCTGATTGGTGTCGTTATCAACCCACTTCACAACGTTCATTTCCATGTTCGTATTAACGGCATAGTCTGACAGCTTCACGAATACGGCGAACGGCTTTCCGCTTGACGCGTCGTCGAATGACGCGAGAACATCGTCCTCAACGATTTCAACGGTCTTTCCGCCGAATCTGTAAGTTTCGGATCCGTCAATTCCATAATTAACGCGTCCAATCGGCTGACCCGTTGTGTCAACCATGCCGTCGATGTATGAATCGAATGTTGACTGTGCCATGATGAACACTCCGTCTCTGTAAGATTTTTTCATCTTGGCGAAAACTTTCTTCTTCCATACGTCCCACTTAACAATCTCGGACGGCTTGAGAGTGATTGCGTTTCCGCTCGGAACTCTTGTGTCAACTGTAATTCCTGTCATCTGTCCGGAGCCTGTTCCGTTCATGATTGCAATGTCAAGAGCCTTGACAATCGCCTCTGTTGCGAGTTCCACAAAGAGAGACTGGAACATATCGAGAGTTGTAACGTTAACAAGAAGAGTCTGCGCAACTTTGCACTCGAGTCCGAAATACGCGAATGTGATTGAAGTGTTGGACTGAATCTTCTGATCGTCTGACTCTGACGTTCCAGTGTCCGCAGTAATCCACTTCGCGGTCGGCTTGAGGTCAAGAACTGGAATCTGAACTCCGCCCTGTACGTTTAATCTCCTAACCTGTGAATACAGATTTCCATATGAGGACATTTCGGAGATTATCTCGTTCATGATTGTGTTCGGGATAACCGCTCCGGTGTCGCCGGTAGTTGTTACGGCGTTTGCTCTAACCTCTGCCGGAATCGCTTCGCCTCTGCAAACGAAGTTCATGAACGCAGTTCTATATTCAACGGTGTCCGTTGGGTGCTCCGCTCTCTGTTCGTTTGCTCCGGTTCTCTGACCGTATGAACCGAGAGGATTGAAACCTCTTGTCTCAATCGGTTCCGGTGTAGCGGAACGACCTTCGTCGCCTGTTGAACCTTCTCCGGAGCCGTTACCGTCGCCGTTGTCGTCCATTTCCTCGAGTTTCATTTCGAGTTCGTCAAGTTCGCCCTTGAGAGCGTCGAGAGTTTCTCCGAGTGCTCTGACCTCGCTCGCGTCCTCTGACGCCTTGATTCTTGCCCGTGTGTTTTCGATTTCTGTCTTTTTCGCCTTAATTAACTTTTTGAGAAAATCTTTCATTCTTAAAAACCTCCGTTTAAAATTTCGATTTTTAGTTTTTCAAGTTCTAACGCGTTTTTATCGGTCTCCACCGATTTCGCCGGAGTAGTCTCCACCGCTCCGCGTCTCGCGGTCTCCACCGCGTTCCGTGCGCTCTCTAACGCGCTTTTATCTCTTGCGCTGATTGACGTTTCTTCATACGCCGGGAAAGTCACGGCGGAAACTTCAATCACGCTTGAAATCTCTTTGATGTGCCTTGTTGGATAATCCGAGTCAAGGTCTTCCCATTCCTCATCGTTGATTGCGAACATGAAACTCATTCCGGAGATGTCTCCACGTTCAACGGCGGAATATAAGTTTCTCGCCTCCGTGTTGTTCTCTGTGTCGAGTGAAACACGGATTCCCATTCCGTCCTTGTCAACGGTGAGTTTCATTGTTGAGTTGTCTGTGTTTTTTCTTGACCTTGCGAGCGGAATTTTGCTCGTGTCGTGGTTGACGAGAAATCTCACGTCTGTGAGGTCTGTTTTCTCGAGTGCTCCACGCTCTATAATTTCGGCGAACCATCCGCCGATATCGGTTTTCGAGTCGTACACGATCGGACGACCAACGAGAACCGAACCTCTTTCGGCGTCCTGTTCGGCTCGACATTCAAATTCATAGTTTCGTCTTATAAAATCCTTATTCATTGTTTTCACCTCCGGCGTTTTTCAACTGGTAATTGTTCGCGATGTCCGAATTGACATAATTGAGAGACTGCATCCTCACGCCCTCGAGTTCCTCAAGAGGAACAAGTCCGAACGCCTTTCGTTTCTCATTTGAGAACATCTCTCCGGCGTCTCCGAGGAGTCGTATCATTTCGAGTTTTTGTTCCATAGTCATAAAAATGAGTTCGCCCGTGAAGAACTGAATCTCATTCCCGTGGTCAAGGTCACCCGTTGTAAAAATCCCGTCGGTGAACACTTGACCAATTCCAATAATTAACGGTTCGAGGGTTTTCTGATAGAACGCCTCATATTGTTCCTTTGTGTAGTCGCCCGTTAATATCGGGAGCGGAACTCCGAACGACCTCAATATTTTCTCGTCGATAAACTTGAGCGTCGATTCGTCCACGAGTTGAATGTCTCGCGTAATCGGAATGTATTCGCCCTTGAGGTCAAGACCGAGAAGTCCGGACTCACTGTTTTGAAGTTGTGCTTCAAACTCTTTCAGTTTTTCGGCAATGTTCGCTTTGTCGACCATCGTGTTATATTTCACGACGCCGTTGACGGAGAACGAACTTTTCATTGCTTTCGCTACACCCTCGAGAAGTGTGTGGTTGAGGTCGAGGGTCTTGAGAAGTGCTTTGTTGTCCGGCTCTCCGAACTCATTCCCACCCATAAAATCGTTAACCGAGTAGTTCTTTCGAATATGCAACAATGACGAATACGGAATTATTTGAGACGTTCCGTTTCGAAAGAACATCTCAACGAATAACTCTCCGGTCGGACTCTCGAGGAAATCCACCCGTTTCGGTTGAAGCGGATATAATCCGAGAAGTTTTCCGTTTGTGTCCGTCATTTTGTAAACAAACGAGTTATAGTTGAGGAATAAATTCCACACGATCTTTTCAATGAACTCGCTCGTCGTCATGAGTGGATTCGGACGTCTCAAAATTCTTTGTATGTGTGACTTACTGACCGGAACGAGGTCAAGAGCGTTCGTCTTTACATGAACCGGTCGGAGTTTTTTCATTTCGGAGACAATGCAGTTTATCGCCTGTTGAACAACGTCCGACGCGTAAATGTCCGTCCCGAACTGTGAAAAAATCGGAGTCGTGCCGGATAACATTCCGGCATAATTGAGACCGCCTTTCTTTTTAGGTTTGAAAATATCGAAAAGTCTCACGTTTCACCTCCGTGAACAATTTGTTTTCGTTTCGTGTTACTTCCGGAGACGAATTGTCTCCGAACTGGTTAAAAAATTTATATATCAATCTCGAGTGCGTTCGAAACAAAGTCCGACCGCCACCGACGATATATTTCATACAGAATGATTAGTGTGACGGCTCCGTCAATACGCCTTGAATGTTGATTGTTGATTTTCACCGCCATGACGTTCCCGAGATTGTCAATCTCCATAGACGCATTGCCGAGACACCATCGGTCAATCGGGTTCTCGTTATAATTCACGCGTCTCCCTTTGAGTTCTGCTTCGGCTAATTTCATAGCGTTGGAAAGCGTCAATTTGTTCTGTAAGACGATTTCACACTCGAACCCATAATCGTCCATACGCCTTAAAAAATCCTTTGAGAACTTAACGTCGTAGCCACAACGATATAATGCGATGTCATATTCACGATATAACGAATAAAACCAATCGGCGACGAGAGTCAAATCGACGTCGTTCCCCTCGCATATTGTGAGGCGTCCGTCTTTCGCCCACTCGGAATATTTCGCCCCGGCGTTCTTATCGTCGGAGTTCTCGAGTTTGAGTTCCGGGATCCAATAATGAGAATGAACGTATTTTGTGGAATCGTCTTTTCTCATCAACATGATTTTCGCCGATACAAGGTCGGTGGTCTCCGCGAGGTCGACCGCCCCGAGTGCGAGAGAGCCTCGGAACTTCTCAAGATCGTAAACCGCCGGATATACATAATCTGATTCTTGCAACCACGATTGCGCGTTCGACTGTTTGAAATTGAAGTCCTTCGACAACACAAACATTCTGTCTGCTTTTGACTCGCGAGCGAGGTCTATTTGCTCCCGGAGATAGTCCCACTTTTTAACGATTCCCAACGTGGGATTTGATTTTATCCACGAGAGTTCATTCGACCACACTTCCTGTTCTGAATCCTGTGTGTATAACCACGGGAGGAGTCGTTCCGCCGAGATTCCGTCGTCTTCGCCGTTGATAATCTTCCGGCACTTGATGAGTAAATCATCGAGAACACCACCGTTTACGAATCCTTCCGTTGTTATGATTATGAGTTTCGGATTATCCTTCAAACTCTGTGATTGTTCGATTGATTTTATAATCGTGTTTTCCTTCATTTCATGAACTTCGTCCACGATCGCAAAATCAATGTTTCTTCCTTCTTTGTTTCGCGTCCGGTCGGAGAGTTTGAAAATCTTCGAACCGTTCGCCATATTTTTAATAAATCGTTGGTTCCTGTGGGTGTCCTGTTCTTTCGGGTCGAACATTAACCTCATTGTGTCTATTGCGTCATATAGAATCGACGCTTGATTGTCGTCGTTGCTCGAACATACGATGTCGGCTCCGTCCGCTCCGAGAATTAGTTCACTATTTCCGAGAGCGGAACACGTTTCCGACTTCGTATTCTTTCGAGCAATAAGGAGGACAATCTTTTTGAATCTGTCGAAACCGGTATCCGCCATTTTGAATGAGTACACCACTTCGACAAAAGCTTTTTGCCACAACATTAGTTTCATGGGATTTCCGTAAAACGGCGACTTTGTGAGTCGAATACAATTCTCCATGAAATCAATTCTCTCGAGAGCGTCCGTCCGGTCGTATATGTACCGCGGATTTTTTAAATCCTCAATGAGTCGGTCGAGTTCAATGATTAACTCTTGACCGCATATCACCGGATTCCCTTCGGAGTCGTGACCTTTGCGGATCGCGTCCCGATATTCCATCAAATAGTTGGAGTATTGAATCATTTTCTCTCATTCCTTAACTTCATATATATCCGGAGTGGACTTTCCTCGTCTTCTCCGTCGGTTCCTGTTTTAACGACAATCGTCTTGATCGCGTTGTTGTACTGTTGCAGTAATTCCTTGTATAGTTTCGCCCCCGGCGTCGTCCTGTGTCTCGTCTTGTCCTCCGGGTGATATTCAATGAGTGGTATCTCCCGGAGTTTTTCGAGTTCTCCCTCGAGATAAACCACCTCGTCCACGAGCGGAGTCAGAATCTCGACGTCGTCGGGTCTGATTTTCTTCAAATATTCAATTATTTGAGTTTTTCGGTTCATAAATTTCACTTTCTTCTCAAATTTAGTTTAATTTTGATACATTTTGTGTAATTTTTGAGTTTTTCGTGGTTTTTCGTCCGATAAAATTTTATTTCTCAAAATCTCAAAAAATTTCGTTTCTGCGAGAGATATTAGATCGGAAGAGCACACGTC